AGGCCGTACCGCTCTTAGCGATCAATTTCAAACAGGATCACTTACATTACGTATAGTAGATCAAAATGGCGATTTTAACCCACAAAACGTATCGGGGCCTTACTACAATTTATTAACACCTATGAAAAAGGTGCAGATTACTGCTACCTATGGTTCTACTACTTATCCTATATTTGCAGGTTTTATTACAAGTTATGTAACTACCTACCCACAAGAATCAGAGGATGTAGCGACTACTACTATACAAGCTGTAGATGCTTTTAGATTAGCCCAATTAGCACAGATAAGCACTGTTACTGGCGCTACTGCTGGCGATCTATCAGGTACTCGTATCAATGAGATATTAGATGAAATTGACTGGCCAATATCACAGCGTGATATAGATGCAGGTCTTACTACATTACAGGCAGATCCAGGCACTAACCGCACAGCACTACAAGCTTTACAAACTGCTACAGAATCTGAATATGGCGCTATCTATGTTAGTGCCGATAATAACTTTGTATTTCAAGATCGAGGCGTAACTGCTGGATCTATTGGTGGCACACCTACAGTCTTTGCAGATGATGGATCAGGCATAGATTACTTTGATGCTACCTGGATATTAAACGATGTATTGGTATTTAATAAAGCCACTATTACTAGAGCTGGTGGATCGCCACAGGTAGCCCTAAACCAAGCCAGCATAGATAAGTATTTTTTGCATAGTTATTTTTTAGATAATCTGTTAATGCAGTCAGATGCAGTAGCCCTAGATTATGCCCAGGCTTATGTGGCTAGTAGGCAAGAAACTTCTATACGAGTAGATGCCATAGTCCTAGATCTATACACCGATAATTACAACTCAGGTATAATCGCAGCTTTAGATTTAGATTTCTTTGATCCTATTACAGTCAAGACTACCCAACCTGGTGGATCACTTTTAGAAAAAACCTTACAGATTTTTGGGGTGCGTATGGCAATTACCCCGAATAGTTGGAAAACCACGTTCACGACACTAGAGCCCGTTATAGATGCATTTATCCTAAATAATAGCATTTATGGCACTTTAGACTATAATGTCCTAAGTTACTAAGGAGTAAAATGGCAAAACAGACTTTTACCACTGGGCAGGTTTTAACAGCTGCACAGATGACCTCACTACAAGAAACGGCTATGGGTGGCGGGCCTGCAACCGCTAAAACTGCAAGTTATGTTTTAGTTGCAGCCGATGCTGGCACTACTGTTGCGATGAACGCAGCAGGTGCAACCACAATAACTGTTAACACAGGTTTATTTGCAGCAGGAGATACAGTATTTATTCAGAATTTAGGCGCTGGCGCTTGCACAGTTACAGCTGGTACAGCCACAGTAGCAACTGCAGGCAGTTTAATTCTGCCACAAAATGATGCAGGTATTTTATATTTTACAGCTACAGGTGCAGCGATATTTTATGATTACATACAAGCAGGCGCAGTATCGCCACTAACTACAAAAGGTGATCTATATACATTTAGCACAAGCGATGCACGCTTAGGTGTAGGCGCAAACAACACAGTTCTTACGGCTGATTCCTCAACAGCCACAGGATTAAAATGGGCAACTCCTGCTGCAACTAGCGGCCCAACATTTATGGCTTATTTATCTGGCGGAACTTCACAATCTGTTAGTTCTGGAGTAACAACAAAGATAGCAATGCAGAGTGAAGAGTGGGATACAGCAAGTTGTTACGATACAAGCACCTATCGTTTTACACCAAATGTTTCTGGATATTATCAGTTTAATATGTGTGTATTGGGCTTTTCCTCTTCTGGCACAATGACTTTACAGGTTCAGAAAAATGGGTCAACTTGGGTTAATGGCCCGATTGAGCCAACAAACGCAGGTACAGCATTTCGTCAAACAATGAGCGGAATGGTTTTTTTGAATGGAACAACAGACTACATAGAGCCTTTTGTTACATTCAGCGCAGGTGTTTCACCATCAGTAGGGGCTGGAACTTCCGATAATACATCTTTTAGTGCAATATGGATAAGGAGTTAAAATGACTATTTATGAAATAATTTTAGAAGCATATCCAGAATTAGTTGAAAATCAAACACCATTTATCGTAGGTGAAATTGTTTTACAAAATGATTCAGATGGTATTGGTGATTATGTACGCACTTGGAATTATTCAAAACCATTACCTGATGGGCTTACTCTAGGCAAGCCCACCGCTTAGCACAATTTTGAGGAAGTGTGCCAAATGAAACCCTGGTTATGTGCAGCTGGCGTGCAGTTAAGGGATCAGATTGATACCTGGTATCCAGATCGCCGCACTGCCAGTGATGGGTGGGTTGGTGATGCTCGTCATAGCGCCACCAAATCGGATCATAATCCAAACAAATCTGGGTGTGTCAGAGCCATTGATGTTGATTCTCGTTTGGATTCATCCGAAGGGATCTCAATATATTTGGCTGACCAAATCAGAAAATGTGCGAAAACCGATAAGCGTATATCTTACGTAATCCATAATGGCATGATTGCTAGCAAAATACTTAATTTTAAGTGGCGTAAATACAAAGGTTTTAATAAGCACACAAAGCACATCCATATTAGCTTTACAAAGTTAGGCGACAAAGATGGCAGAGAGTTCGACATACCACTACTAGGGGGCAAAATATGAAAATAAGCAAGAAGCAAAAAGCCATACTAAAATCCTATGCACGTGGGGTATTAGTATCTTTCTTAACATTTTTAGCAAGTAATGAATTAGGTTTAGACCCAGCACTATCTGTAATAGTTGCAGCTTTCGCTGGTCCAGCAGTTAGGGCTTTAGACAAATCCGATGTTATCGGTACTAATGAAAAATGAGTCCAGAACAATGGGCTGGCTTTTTAGCTGGCGGTTGCGCAGTGCTAACAAGCGTGCTGCTCGGATTACGTTTTTTAGTTAAAGGCTGGTTAAACGAACTAAGACCTAATGGTGGATCTAGTATGAAGGATCAACTAACTAGATTAGAACAGCGTGTCGATGATCTATTCCTTATCATGAATAAGCGACAATAGCAATATGGCAACCGCACGCAAGCGTAAGAAGGTTAATAAGCGCAAGGGTAAATACACCCATGAGCAGATTAATACCAAGTTAGATACCTATGCCATTTCGTTGCGTGAGTTTTATTTAAGCTTAAGACGTGCAGGATTTCCAGTAGATCAAGCTCTAGGGATGTGCGATAAAAACGTATTCCCAGACTGGCTAACACCATCTAGTCCAGACTTTGATCCAGTTAATCCAGACCATGACCCCTACGAAGACGAGGACTAATTGCGCAAAATTGCGTTCGTGTCAGATCTGCAAGTACCCTTTTTTAATGAAGCAAGTGTCAAATCAGTAGGCCGTTTTTTAGCTAAGTGGCGACCTCATAGAACTATCTGCATCGGTGATGAGATTGATCTACCACAGCTAGGCGGTTTTAATGCTGGCACTATTGATGAGATGGTCGGCAACATAAATGACGATAGAAAACAAACACAAGAAGTATTAAGTTACTTGGGCGTAACAGATGTACTTGGGAGTAATCATGGAATCAGACTTTACCGATCAATTAAAAAAAGACTCCCATCATTTCTCAACCTACCCGAAATGCAGTATGAGCGTTTTATGGGATATGACAAACTCCAGATTAAATTCCACCCATTTGGGCTCGATTGGGCGCCAGGCTGGACAGCCGTTCATGGTGACTCTTTCCCTCTTAGCCAAATTCCTGGACAAACAGCCTTAAATGGGGCTAGAAGGCTTGGTAAGAGCGTAGTCTGTGGGCATACCCATAGATTAGGGTCTGCGGCCTTTACAGAGGCATCTAGAGGCCAATTAGGGCGTACTGTATGGGGTTATGAAGTCGGAAATCTCGTTGACCTTAGCAGTTCAGGCATGGCGTATACAAGGGGCTATGCTAACTGGCAGCAAGGCTTCGCTGTGGCTTATGTGCATGAGCGTAAAGTCCAGGTAGTAACCATCCCTATAAATTCAGATGGCAGCTTTATATTTGAGGGCAAACTCTACAAATAACGTTACCAAATCGTTATCAAATATAGGCTCTAAATCATCCACAAAGTCATACACAAGTGTCACACTATTTCCATGCCACAAAGCGTGAGCATAGAAAGTAGGGCTACATGTACACAGAGCTGAAAGACTTTGGGTATTTAATTATGTGGGGAGTAGTCGTAGGGTTATTACTTACCTGGGCTATTGGCACATATATTGAAAACGTCAA